CCCCTCGGTGATTGTCATTTCGCCTCATTTCTGTCATAAAAAATCCCGCTCGCGGCGGGTTATTGTTTGCTGCTGGGATGTCTGATCAGAACGTCACGGACTGCACTGCCGCGACCGTGGTCGCAGCGTTCACTGCAGCCACTTTCGTCAGTAAATCCATGTATTCCGGCGTATCTGCAGCCTCCATTGCCGCTGCAAGGCCCTGCAGGTCCGCATAGGTGAACGGCGTTACCGGCTGACCGCTGGAATTGAGCCATAGATTAAGCGGCCACGACTGCGATTTCGCGCTGGCGACCAAGGCGTTCTGCAAATTCTGCGTATTCGTCGCAGATTGTGTGAATGTCGCGGTCGCGCCGCCGACCGTCGTATAACTGACCGGAGCGGTGATTGCGGCTTCGTATGCTGCGGTCAATTTCGTGATTTGCGCGACCTGCGCTTGCGCGAGTAACTGAGCCGCCGTTGGAGCGGGAGGCGCAACCAACACCCCGCTGACCACCGTCCAGCCTGCCTGATTCAGGCACGTCTGCCACTGCGTATCAGTGATCTCAATTGCGTTGACACCGGCCGGGACCGGGCTGTCGGTGCTGTCGTAAAACGCGGTCACATTGCCATTTGCGTCGTATGCTGCGAATTTTTGTCCCATAATTAGTCTCCAATAACAAAAAAGTTTACGACCGCACCACTTACTGCAGCATTCGATACATTGGATACGCATGCAGTAGACGCCGTCAGCGTTCCACCCCCGCCGTTGACAAAATTTGCCGTCAATATTCCGGATTGATACGTAACAAAGACGCGGAAATTGTTATTCGGGAAAGCAATTGGATGTGTAAAAGTGGCAACACCTGAGCTATTTGTCGTCACATAGCCCCACTGAATAATCAGCCCGCCCGGAAGCTTCTGGTATCCGGCTCCGCCGAGCGACGAGCCAAAATCTCCGTTTGCCCCTAGCGAGGCGGTTGAGCTGACGACCTGCCATGTAGTCGTCCCGACCGCGACAATCGTCATGGATTGGCCGCTATTCATTGTGATGGAGCTGGACGCCCCGCCAGGGCCGTTCAGGGTTACCCCAGACCCGGCAGTGACAACGGTTCCCGTTTCGCCATCTGTAAAAATTAGGACTGCCGCGCCACTGACCACGCCCAAGCTCGTCGGCGTTGGCAGTGTGAGCGTGCAGTTATTTGCGCTGGCGAAAAGCGCCTGGCCAATGTCTGAGACGGTCAGCGACCGCGACGCAGAGATTGTCCCGTACCCGCTAAACCCGCCCGGCGCAGATACGGGATCCAGCACAATCCAATGCGTACCATCGCATTCGCAATCGCTCAACAGGCCTGCGGTGATAGTGGCGGGGATCAATGTCCCGCCGGGCGCGTACTGCATCAGCGGTAACGCTGATTGCCCGGATGCCGCCAGCGTATTACTGCCCGTCGTGCCGGCCGATGGGAATTTAACGCGCAGCCGGGTTGGCGCGGTGTTGGTAACGGCAGGGGTCGGCGTAATCGTATATGCCGGCGCCGTACCAGCTGACGTGAAAGCCGTGCCGGCCTGCGCCTGAATCTGTCCCATCTGCACGGCGTGCTCGGACTGGGTGGCGGGGGCGACCTGCAGGGCGCCTGCACCCTGCCCGATCAACTGGAAGCCGCCAGTCGCAGTCGAATATTTGGCTCGGTACATGCCGGTGACGATCTCACCCCCCTGCAGAGCCCCGGCCATGCCGGTCAGCGGCTTGGCGCCGGAACCCCATGCGTTCAGCGTGCTGGCCGTGGTGTTCGGGTGCGCAGCATAGAACGACACTTCCAGCCCGTCGGTCAATGCATCCGGCACCGGGCCGGTCGGAGTAACGACATACGCGTTTGCGACACCGGCATCGACGGCGTAATTGCCATTGCCCTTCAGGAGCATCTGCAGCACGCTGTCTTGCAGGATCGGGGCGCCGGCGTATTGCGCGATATTGGCGCTGGTCAGCGATGTGGCGCCGTATGGCACAGTAACGACCCACAGGCCGACATAGCCGGTGTCCGGGGTCGGCGTGACTTGCGAGCCGGAAGCGGCGGCAACGCCGGCCTTAACCTGGTATGCAACGATACCGTCGCGAAAGGTATTGCTCGATGTGCCGGCATTATTCGGGCCGGACCAGGGCGAGGACGGGGTCGCGGCGTCGTAGAACTGCAGCACGACAGGGCTATTGCCGGTCGTCGGGTCAAGACTCAAATCCTGATCTTGGTACTGCGCTTCGATCAAATAATTGATCGACTGGCCAGAGGTGCCAGGGGTGGCGAGCGTCGAGGTCGTGTACGTGCCGAGCTGGATGCCCTGTTTCAGGATGCTGTAAGCCGTGTTTTGCGGCAACGTACCACAGGCGGTCGCCTCGATCGGCTCTATCTGGTAGATCTCGCCAGCACCAATCTGCACGGTCATTGTTGCGGGGCTGGTCGCAGAGCAGGTCAAGCCATTAACTACGGTTTCGCTCGTGCCAAACAATGCCGCGCACGCCTTGGCAATGGCGGTCATGGTGTACTGGGCTTGCGCAGACCACATCCACTCATAAATTTGCTGCCCGACCGAGGTTTCGATCCGTCTCATGTAATCCCCAAATAAAAAACCGCCTATTGGCGGCCGTAGAAATGAAAAACCGCCCGGAGGCGGTTGAATTGGCTTGATTTACGTCAGGTCGATAGGACCGGTAGCAGTGCTTTCAGCACCAGCACTTTGTCAGGATTGCTCGTCTGTACGGTGATAGAAATCAGGTAATGGCAGCCAGTCAGCCCTCCCGATGCGACAACCTGCACTGCCGCACCAATGGCAATGCTATTGCCGGCGACGGTCAGCGCAGTCGGGTTGATTGTGGCTCCGGACAAAGTCAAAACAGGGCCGGGGTCGACTCCAATCTGAGCACTGATTGTGGTTGATGTAATGGCGGTCAGTATCTCGCCAGGCGCGAGGCCTGCTGTGGCGTCGAACGTCAGTACAAAGGTCTCGCCAGGGTCTTTCTGGCTCATCATCGTCGTCATGGGTCCAATTCCTGCATAAAAATTTCTGATCGGGACCGTGGCATAAAAAGCCCTCGCCCAAACTGGCATATAGAAGCTGCGCGCCGGCAGCGCCGAATAGAACGACCTCACTGACGCCTCCGCATAAAATGACCGAGCTGAAATTGCGGCGTAAAACGGCCGGGCCTCCGCTGGGGCGTAGAAGCTGCGCACCGGGATCTGGGTATAAAAGCTCGCGTCAGGCGGGTAGCAGAATGCCGCAGAGGCGCTGGACGAAAACGCAGCAAGCACGCCGGAGGCAATGATGGTCAGCATCATCTGCGCCTGGCCGCCTTCGACGTCGCCGAGCGCGCCAAAGCCCGAGGCCATCGCTGATTGGCTGGCCCGCCCCTGCGCGAGCAGCGTTAGCGCGACGCCCGATGCTGCCGTCGCTTTTGCGACAACGGTGCCGCTGGATTGCAATGTGATCGCAGATGAGGCATTGCCCGTGTCCGCGCCCACTACTGCAGCGATAGCGGCCGACAGCGATCCAAGTTGCGGCGCGGCAGCAACAGCACCCTGTCGCGACACTGAGGCAGATGACCCGATTGAGCCGAGCGATGCCGTTACAAGAGCAGCTTCCCCCTGCTGCGCTACAGATCCAGACTGCTGCGCGCCGAGTGCCGCCGAAACAGCGGCTACTTCCACCGCCGAAGCGCTGGTCGATAGCGACGGCAAGCTGGCATTGGCAGCGGCACTCGACTGCCGCACGACCGATGATGGCGCAGATAGCGCGCCCATCTGACTGACCGCTGCCGCCAATAGCGATTCAGCTGCACCTGCGGTACCGGATGTCGGCCCGATGGCACCCGATGCCACCGCGCCAGATGACTGCGCAGCCGCGATGGCACACGACAGGCCGCCAGCGGCACTGGACGCGCCCGCAGATCCGGGCTGAGTAGCAGTGGCGACGGAAACCAACCCGCCGACAGCGCCGCCGATAACCGCCGCCCGGATTTCTGCGCCAGCGCCGGCTGTTGATAGAGCGCCAGCAGCGGTTGCGACTGACGCGGCATCAGACTGCGTCGCTTGGGCGCTTACTGACAGGCTGCCAAGGCCGCCAGCGGCAATGCAGGATTCCGACATGACTGCTGACGCGGAAATCGACAGCCCGCCGAGCGCGTCAGTACCAGATGCACTCAAAGCCTGAGCGCCAACGCAGCCCGAAGATAGCGGCCCCGTAGCCGATGCACCGGCCGTCGAAACCCCGGTTGTTGCGACAACCACTGCCGTCAACCCACCGAGCGTAGAGGCCTCGGATTCAGATCGAGTCTCGACTGTCGTTGCTGACGACGAAAGCCCGCCCAGTGCGCATGCCGCCACGCCGGCCTGTTGCGGCGAGGCTGTGAATGGGGCCGATAGCGAACCGCCCACGCTCGACGCTGCAGCAGCCTCCGATTGAGCTGCCTGCCCCCCGGCTGACGGCGCGCCGAGCGATGCGGACGTTGCAGTCGCTGCCAACTCAACCGCCGTGACGGCCGACGACAGCGCGCCCAGGGATGCAGTGACTGCCGCGCTTTTCGCTTGATCCGTCGCTGAGATGGGCGAGGACAGCGGTCCTGCACTGCTGGATGCGGTAGATAAATCAGATTGCGCAGCCTGCACGGCTGACGACAGCCCACCCAGCAAGATAGCAGCCGCCGCAGATTCGGTACGGACGGCGGAACAGATGATCGACAAGCCGCTCAGGGTGCCGGCAGCTGCCACAGTCTGACTTTGTGATCCGCCACCAATAGTCAGCAGGCCGTCAGACGATGTGACGACAACCACATCTTTTGATGTGACAGTAGTGGCCGCTGACAGCGCGCCAAGCGACGCGGAGAATGCTGTCGAAAACAAAGATGCGCCGGAGCCGCTGGAAAGTAGTCCTCCCAGAGACGACGCGGAAACCGCCATCGCGACTGGCGTTGCCACGACACTGGACGACACCTGTAACGCCGAGGCAGTAGGATGGGGTCCAAACGACCCGACGTATCCGGCTGACAGCGCCTCATGAACCGCCGAATAGGCAACCGCATTACAAAATGCCGCGCCACCCGCCATAGCCGGAACGATCTGAACTTCGTAGGCCAGCGAGCCCGTATAGCCCGCAGATTGCGGCTCTGAGACGGCAGAATAGGTGACGGCGTTGCAGTAGGCAGCGCCCTTGAGTCCGCCGCCAATTGTCATGGTCGCCCCTTACACCGCTGGCATCTTCATGGTTTGAGTCACGGAAATGGCAACGCCGAGCTGGATGATCGGGTTGCTGATCATGATGTCAAATAGCTGGCCCGAGCCTTGATACGTCCAAACCGCCGTGCCGTCAGTGAAAGTCGTGGTGCCGGACGGCGTGACCGTGCTCGACGTGCCCGCCGTGGTGCATTTGTAGGTATTGCCATTGGCGTAGCAATACTGACCCAGAACGACCGGCTGCGAGGCCAGCCAATTGGAGCCGACGGTAAAGTCGGCCAGGGCGGTCGTGCCGTTGGTTTCGTAGCCGCGCGCGAAGGTGCAAGCCCCACCGGCTACCGGGTTGAACGACCCCGCAGTAAAACTGGCCGATGCCTGCATGTTCGGACTGCTGTACGCCGGTGACCCATAAGCCGACGAGGAATAAGTCGCCGTGCAGAGCGTGGTGTTACCACTCAATGCCGTTTCGGGTGATGCCGGCTGAGTCCCGGACAGAAATACCAGCGAGCCACTGTTAAAAAGGGTGCAGTAAGCCGCCAGCGCGGCGCTGACGCCGACCTGAGCTGCATTCATGTAATTTTCCTTAGTTTGTTATGGCGACGCCGACGTTCGTGCCAATCGGTCGGCAGGCGTTGATTGCTGCGAAAATGACTGCGTCAGAAGCGGTTGAAATTTCAGCCGAAAGAGATCCGGTGTAGCTGAGCGAGCCAGGCTCGCGCGCAGCGGTGCGCACGACAGCGTTGCAGTACCCTGCCCCGACTGACCCACCGGAGACGAGCGGACGGTAAGCGGTAATTAGTGCCATATATGGCACCAGCGACCCGGCGCGCGCCACGCCGCAAAAGCTGTTTGGGCCGCTATTAATGCCCATGCACCCGGTATCCAGCGGGCGATTCGGTTCGAAAATGATCGGCGCGCGCCCGGTCAGCTTGGTCAGCATGTTGGCCATCGCGGGCCTGGTGGACTTCTGCTGGAAAATGCTTGCTTGAATGCGGGTGATGTAGCTCGCGTCGGATTCGTACGGGTTGCGCGGTAAGTTTTCACCGAAAAAATCCGCAGCCCACAGATCGATCCAGCCGCCCGATGAAGTCCCGAGCCGCGTCTGCGCGCGCGCAAACTGGATCAGTAGATAGGATGTGGCCAGCACCGAGGCAATGCCGGCCAGCACCCCGCCAATGACCGGCGCCTCGCTCCAATCTCCGAACCAGCCGCGTGGCAGGTAGCCCTGCAGGCGGCCGATGATGTCGTTTTGATCTCCCGTCATGTCAGCTCACCGTGATTGTGCCGGCCAGAATGCGCTGAACATTTGTGCAAGACAGATCCGCCGTGCCTCCGTTGAGCAGGACATTCGTGACATTGGTTACGCCTGCGACGCTGTACGCCGTGGTCGCCAGCATGGACCAGGGCAGATTGTTATCGTCGCCGAGGCCGTTGATATAGGCCTGCACGGCCGCCTGGACCAGTCCGTAGACCGTTGCCGGTACATACCCCGCCGCCACGGACACCGCCATCGATACCGTTGCCGTGATAACCGTCGGGCCATGCACACTGTAGGTGACCGTCAGCGGTCGGGCTGCCTCGACGGCGTTGCTGACATTCGATAGCGTTGTCGATGATGGGTTGCCGGTGCCATCGTCCGCGATGACGGTAAACACGCCGTACTGCGCGACCCCGGTGTACAGCGCGTTTTCGAGGATGACGCCGCTGATATTTTGCGCCACCGACTCGATGGCGTTTTGAACCGCCGCCAGCGTCGCGGCTTCAAGGCTGGCAATCCAGAGCACGAAGCGCGAGCGCGCCGCAGGATCAAGTTCGGCTGCGACGCCATTGATAAATGCTGCTGCATTTGTGACGTAGTCCACACCACTGATCGCCGTACCGAGCGTGTTGAGCGCGCCGAGCGCCAGGTTGCCGACCGTACCGGCGACTGTGCACTGGACGGTAACGCTGATGCTCGATTGGCCGGCCGGGATGACGTAATAGCCGAGCCCGGCGCTGTAGTTGGCATTGGTCGTATCGGCGATGACGGTAAAAACCACCGTGCCATCGCTTGATGTTACCGTCGCGCCAACCGGGATATTTGCCTGATTGGTTGGCGTGAACCGCGCAAACGTCACCTGGCCACTGGCCGCCACTGCTGGAAGTCTGGCAAATCCGAATTGCGCGAAAAAACTATCGAGATCAGTCCCGCTCGATGTAGATGCCCGGGTGACGGCCAGCACCTGCATGATCAGGCCTTGCAGCCACAACGCCACGCCTGCGGTTGCCTGCCCGACTGCCAGCAAGATTGAGCCTACGGTGAAGTCAATCAGCGACGAACACGCGCCCTGCACTGCCGTGGCAAAGTTACTGACGATACTCGAAAACGACTGTGTATTTAGGTTCGCCATGGTTGCCTATTGGGTTACGTCGAAAGATACGAGTTGCGTCGTCGCCGTGTTGGCGTCGGTGTACTGGATATCGACGGATGATGTGTTGCCGCTCTGTGTGACGCTGATCTGAGGTTTGGGGGACGTGGCCACGACGGCCTCTTGCAGCATTTGCCCCTTTATCAGGGCCTTGAGTGCCGGCGTATTGCCTGGCGAACCGATCTTACGCCCCAGCCCCGCGCCGTAGGCCGGCTGCCATGTGTAATCCGGCGAGGCAACCGGACTTCCGGCGGCATCATTGAGCTGCGGATTGGTCGACAGGCGCCGGTAGATGCGCTGGTTGCCAGTTACCATGGGGCTGGCAAGCATTAGATCGCCGGATGGCGAGGCGCTCAAATCGCCCCCGTAATAATGGTAAAGATCCATGTCAGCCCCCGGTTACCGTGGTCGTAATTTGCGAGTCCGTCATCTGCTGGGTTGGCACATCGGTTGGCGATCCGACGCCAGTTACAGGGTGAGTGTGATCGTTGAACAGCGACATAAACGCTGACGTCACAAACCCGAGCAGGGATTGACCACTCGCGCCCAGGGTGATTGCCGGCGCGGTGATTGCAGCCGAGGCCGAGGCAATGACCGAGCATATTTTTGCCGTGATGGTTGCGTTTCCGGTCGCGGTGATGTTGGCGTTGCCGCCCACTGTGATATCGGTATCACTACTCGAATTAACGGATACCTTTCCGTCATTGGTCAGCTTCAAGGAGCTTCCGGTCTGGTGTACCGCCCAAATTTCCCCGGACGGCACAGCAATAGCCTGCTGCGTGGTCGAAAAATACCGATCGACGATGGATCCTGATGAGCGGTCTCCATGTTCGAAAACAACGAGCACCTGGTCGCCGATATTCGGGCCGACCGCAAGGCCCCATCCGTTGCCAATGCCAATGGCGCCCAAGGGCATCCAGTTGGACTCGATAGGCTCCGCATCCGGGTCTGTCGGCTCAGCCGTGACTTTGACCGCGTGATTACTCATGTCGTAGCTGGTAATCACTGCATGCTCGGGCATCGCGATATCGCCCATTGCCGCTTTGGCGTGCTGGCGCATCGCGTTTGTCAGGAGATTGCTGCCGTGGCTCATAGCGTGATCTCCGAGTCGGGTGAATGATTTTTGGCCGCAACGGTCATGCTGTAGCCACCCGAAAAACTGAGGTGGCGCGTAATGGCGTCCGGATAGTACAACTGGTCAAACGCTGTTCCGGTGCCGGACACGCGAATGATCGACGTGGTGTCGAGGTTGTTATCCCCGGGCATCGTCACATCGAGGGTCATTTCGTGTGCAACGATCTGCTGGTACCAGTTTTGCGCGTACTGCAGCGCCTGGTCATGCGTCAGGTTCGGCACGCGCTTGCTGTAGACCTGCGCGCCCGCGCCGATGCTGGATTTGCCGACCTTGATGCTTTTAGCGGTCGCCGGATAGGAGACCGTGAAGCCCTTGGCCTGCTTTTTGTTCCAACTGCGGATCTTGACCTGAACCCCGCGCGACACCGTCAGTGCCCGCTTGAGCTTGATCTGCTCAAAATTGGCGACAGGTGAGCCGCCTTGCATCGACGGCTGCCAGATCAGCTGATACGGGGCGGTGTTGGCCGGATCTGGGGCTGGCATGAAATACAATGTCTGCCCGCGCACCCAGACCTTGAAGCCTTCGCTGTCAGCCAGGTAATTCAGGATGTCCCATTCACTCTGCTCATTCGCAATCGTGACGTGGTCGATTTCGTAATATTTACCTGTCTTGGTCTTGGTCGGCGTGATGACCGACGAAAGTCCGTGCTCTTTTGCTAGTGCGGCGGCGATCTGGCTGGACGTCTGATTCGGCCACTTTTGCGTGGTTTTCTTGTCGATGAAAACCCGAGTCAGATCCCGTCCGGAGACTGTGATAAGACCAGTCACCGGATCGACATCGATATCATCGACCTGCCCGTAGATCCAGCTTGACAGCTCCGCAGTCCGGTAAAGATCCGGGTTGGCCGGGAAGCCGATAAAAAGCTCGACATACATGTCCTGCTGTTGCGAGAACCAATTCACGTTGCGGCCCGCGGGCAGCAGGCTGGCGGCAAACGTGCAATGGAACGTGTCGGCACTGTAATAGCCGACATTTTCCACCTCAAACTCGACCCAGCCCTCTATGATTTCGCCATTGACCTTCACGGCGCCACGCGGGCTGCGAGCGGTCGGTTGCGTAAATGGAATCATGGGTAACCTTATGAGCCGAGAACGCCAGCGCTCGCACCGCTATACGGCGGAATGATGAGCGTGACGATACCGGTGAGCTGTGGATCAGCAAGGCCGTTTGCCTGGGCGATGACCGTCCAAGCGGTCGGATCGCCGTACTGTTTGGCAGCGACATCAAACAAATTGCCGCCTGAAACCGTGACCGTTTTGACGCTGGAGTTGACCTGCTGCAGGTTTTTCAGGATCCGTCCGAGTAGCGCCTGTAGTTGCACCAGGCTGGTCTGCTGGCTATTGGCCGCGAGCTGCGCTTCGTACGCTGCCAGATTTGCCATCGGTGAGGTTGACGAGGCGACGCCACCGGGGCTGCTGGCGCTATTCAGTGTGCCATCCACTGTTCCGGACAGAATCGATACGGCATTCATCAAGCCGCATACGGTCTGCATGATTGGCGCGACGACACTCTCGACCGCGCCGACAAATGACGTCACGGCATTGATCGCCGAAACAACGTCGCCCATCAGTGACGAAATGCCGCTCGTCAGTTCGGCCGCAAGATTGCTTGCCGCGTAAACATCGTTGCCAATCAAGTCATCAACGTCCTG